CCTCGTTTCTCTGCGTAAGGGGGTCTTTCGGGACTAAAGAACCCTCCTTGACCGTTACGCCGAGCGTCTTGACCAACGGGAACATCGTATTTTTAATAGTTATGAGTTCCGCGCCGCCCTGACTGCCAGCCGTCGTAACGAAATGCTCCTTGTCGTACCACACGAACATAAACTGGACTACCTCGTTGTAGACCGTATCAGCTACCTGTTCTATCTGCTCCGTAATTCCTCCGCCGATTCTTGAGGAGTCCTGCTGTTGAACCATGACCTTCCCACGGACGGTTTCCTCATCTTGTGTTCCTTGCGGGGTTGAGCCTGATGTGCCGAAGATGTTTCTCAGCTCCGAACGCTGGTCGTCTCTCTGATGGAACACATCAGCCGGAATAGCAGTCGGCGGGAAACGCTTGACCGCCTTGTCTACGTCGCCGTCGGGTACTCTAATCGAAACACCGCGCATTAAAGCTGACGAAGCCTGCGCCGCTTGGTCCTCCGTAAAGCTCCGTCCAGAAACAACCATGCCGTTGTTCATTCCCTGCACATTCTTGGAAATCTGCCGTCCCGTGCGGTTTATCTCGTCTTGAATAGAAACATTCTGCAAGATTAGCGAAGTATCGTCGTGCGGGTGTAAGCCAGTCGAAAACACCGACAAGAATACATACGGGTCGCGCATCTCCTTCAAATGGTTCGTCCCTTGAACGTCCTCGGTTTCCTGCTGACCTTCCGTGATTACATTACCTTCCTCATCGGTCTCTGGCTCAACTCCTTCTTGCCCCGGAATATCGTAGTTCCAATTCGGGTTCTTGTTCTTGCTCAATACCAACTCATCAAGCGTAAAGAACACGTCCGTCCCTCTGTACCACCACTCACAGAAGTCCAACATCGTACCCTCCTTTCCTCCTGCTTTTATCATAATATCCACCTTCTTCTTCGGGAACATCGTCATCAGTGTCTTGGCGGACGCTTTCTTCTTCTCTCCGAGCCACTCTCCGACGAACTTTCCCGATTCATTGATGTGTCCATACGGGTCGAAGTACATCCGTCGAGTGTTAATAACTTCGCACTCAATCTCTTGCGTTCGGGAGTTCCATATAATTTTCAACGTCCCTAAGCGGTTCAATGCCCAACCGCGAACCATACGAGCCAGCTTCCTGCGGAGCTTCTGCTCGTCAGCCCAGTTTACTAAGGCAACCTTCATATCGGAAGCCATCTGTTGTCCGATGTCCGATGGGTCGGCTGAAACAAGCGGATCGGGGTTCGCTCGCGTCGCAATCGGCAAGAATGTCTCCACCGCCTCAAAGATGAGGTTATCAGTAATGTCTTGCTCTGCCACCGTCAAACTGGAGTTCGTCGGCTGTTCCTTTCTTTGTTTGCCTATCCAATAATTAAAACTAAGTTGCTGACTCGCGTCTACCGGCGTGTAGTAAACGGAATACATCCGCTTCCATTGAGAAACCAACTCGATGACTTTCGTCTCGGAATAGGAAGATTCATACTCATCTATCGGGATGGTCTGGGAGTTCTCGGTTGCACCTTGCTGTTTATTTGTTTCGCCGAAAAGCCCTAAAGCACTTTTAATGCTCCCAAGAATGCCAGTGGATGCCTCTGGTTGTTCCCAAATTGCCATTGATATAACTCTACGCTATATCTATCGGGCTTCAATAGGGATATTATCTTTTATTCACAAACAGCCCCAATCTCGTTCCTCCACCCGGTTCTATGTCCAGCCCCGTCGAAGCATAACTCCCGCGTGGCTCGATGAACTGCGATGACTCTTGAATGAACCTATCAAGTCCGATTCTCACGTAGGCGTTACAGAAAGGATAATCTGCCCTGCCCGACGTGGGCTTATGCCATTCGGTCAATGGCGGTCCGACATCTGAAATCTCCGTCGTTCGATACATCCCTAGCCATTCAATCATAAAGTCGTTCCAGTCGTCTTTCGTTCCATACACGGGCATCCTGCGCTCAACGAAGTCATCCACGCATATCTGTAGTATCTTATTCCTATCTGCAATGACCGTCCCATCCTCATCATTCCATCGGATGACCTCGTCGTTCTTTCTATCCTTGCCGAAATAACACAAAAATACTCTGTTGGGGAACTCATCCCTGAACGCTCTTGCTCCCCTGAAATCCCCACCACCGTCGATAATACAGATAGTATCTTTTTTCATTCTCATCCGACGCTTGATGGCTTCATAGTCGTCGGTCTTATCATATCCGAACAGACCATACTTGTTTCCGCAGACATAGTTAATAGCATTCCCCGTGTCCACGCCGATGATCTCACGACAGTCCTGCGGGTTCACTCGCGGATTGAGATTCTGCTCGAACATCGAACGAATCAATACATTCCCTTTCCCGATGAATGGCTGACCTAACACGAAGTTAGCGAACTGCTCCTCGCTGTAGTCTTTCTTTTTATCGAGGATTTGTTGAGCCGAGATCCACGGAGCCATCAAAGCGGAAATCCAATAGCCTGAGATTTCTTTATCCTGCCATTTCTTTATCCATTGACCGTGATGCCTGTCTAACTCATTTTTACACTTCTTGCAGCCGAAATACGGCTTCGGGTCGTACATGATATTCTCCATCGTCAGATACTGCTGTTCCCCGCACCCGCACTTCACGAACCAATGCTTTTGGTCTGATAACTGCCAGTAATGGTCTACGCCGTGTCCCGGAACACTGGGATTCGAGAACCACCACTGCCAACCGTATTTGGAATGCTGAAGCCTTGTCTGATATTGCTGGACTATTTCTTGCTTAGAACGATCCGTCTCATCGGAGACATACACATCTGCCGGAGTAGCGATTGCGGCTCGCTCAGTCCATGTTCCTTTAAAGTATATAACATTTGTTCCAACTCTTTTTTGTTCGATAGAGTCTTTATCGGCTGTCCATGATTGGAAGATAGGGTTGTTATCAATAAGACGATTTGTTTTTCCTGACACGAAATCTTTAATATCTGAGGCAGAAGGGAGGGAGTAGATAATATCCATTCCCCTGTTCTTGGCGAGCCAGAGGGCTTTGATGTTTGCAGTGGTACTGAATCCGATTTGTGCTGCCTTGAGAACAGCTTGCTTAGGAGTGAAATCGTCATAGATGTCTAGTAAGAACGGATGATTGATGAAGTCTAGTTTAACCCCTTGATCGTTTTTTATCTGGTAATAATCGAGGAACGTATATATATCTTTTGTCGCCGTGTATTCATCAAGATTTTGCATTGGCGAGTTTTTGTTTCTTTCGTTCCTTTACCTCGGCAAGAACTTCGGACGTGAGATCTTCGGTTTGAATCAGCCCACTATGCTCAATCTTTGTTGCGAGAGGACCCATAAACCTATCTAACTTGTATTCGGCTCTCGCTTGGGCGATTAAATCTAAAAACTCTTGAGAAACATACTCATCGAATATCTCTTGCCGTTTTTCTTTCTCAATCGTCTTCGCTCCTTTGCCACGCTTTCCGATATTAGGGCTAAGAAGTGCTTTTGCTCTCGCTATCTTTAACTGTTCTGGAGTAGGCATATTATCAATAATAAACTACATTTCTATACTTTTAGATATTGGGGGTATATCTTGTAAAACAGATTATCGCTTGGTTGAAGGATGTCTCTCTTAAACACCTCAGCATATTGTCTCTTCTCTGGCGCTCCTCTCCAATCCTTCCTTATCACTATAACACTTTTACATTCCTTACACAAGACCCTCTGGGCGTTGTTATCTTCCCCTATTGTTATCGGATCGTGGGCGCGACTTTTATTATCGCACGACTGCGAGTATTCCATCTGTTTTTATATTACAAAACCGATATTCCTTTCCTTCGTGGTAGATGGAATCAACTCCCCAACTCTTCACAAATACATGGTCGCCCACCTTTACTCCAACATCCTGTCCTACCGCTATCACTTCGGCATACTCTACCGCACTTGCTCGGCTCGAAGTATCCAACCCTCCTGCTTGAGCTTCCTCGAACTTCAAGTATACAATTCCGGGGCGAGGTTCTATGGTTAGCCCTTTTTGTTTCATTGGAAGTTTATAATTATCGACTTTATCTCTTTTTCCGGCTCGAACCGCGATTTGTGGAGTCTGGTGACGATTAAGACACCATTTTCCCCTGAGTGAAATGTAAATGGAAACGCTACTGATTTATACTTTGTCCTTTGGTCTTCATGCACCGCGAGATTAGGCACAATCGTTATCTCTGCGCTTTTTACGTCTATCTTCTTCCAGTTGTTTTTGGTCAGTTTCATTTCTTTTCCTCGATTTCCACGATAGTTGAACCCATAGTTATCAAGGTGCTTGCCGCGCTGACTGCGTTTTCAAGCGCCAGACGCTCGACCTTCGCCGGATCTATGATGCCTTCTTTGACCATCTCGACGTACCGATTTTCTTTCGCGTCGTATCCGTATCCTTCTGGCAGATGGAGGATAACTTCCGTATAGTCTTCTCCCGCGTTTTCTATGATTTTCCTTAAGGGAGATTGTAAAGCCGTTTGGAGTATTCTCTCCCCGATGGTCTTAGGAATTAAATCGTTCGATATTCTCCACAAAGCCATCCCGCCGCCCTCCACGACACCCTCCTCCAACGCCGCTGTGGTTGCTTTTACGGCATCTTCTGCCTTTGCTTTGAGGTATTCCCTTTCTAGGTCGGTTGCCGCGCCTATTTTCAATAATCCTACCCCTCCGCGCATTCTGTTGGCTCGGTCTCTCATTCTTTGGGCGATATACATATTAGGCTCATTATCGGCTTGTTTGTCCAACTCTTGGGCGTGTAACTTCCCTGAAATGGTATTCCCAACGAAAAGCGTCTTTGACTTATCACAAACTACCTTGCTTACATTCCCTAAGTGTTCGAGTTTTATGTCCTTGAAAGGAATACCGTTCTTTTCTGAGATGATGGTCGCTCCCGTCGCCCCCGCGACATCTTCCAAATCCATCCCTCCAGCTTGAATGACGATAGAATTAAACATCCCTGCTTGGTTGTTTTGAACATACAGCCCAACGATGGAAGCATCTATGTCCGACCCCACGATGACGCACTGAGTGATAGGATTCTGCCGAGGAACTGGCTTGCCGTCTTGATAAACGATCTTCCCATCTTTCATCTCGAACGCCATTTGGTTATGAATATGCGAAATGTCCGAGATATTTGCTATCTTTCTATCAACCACCAAGACATGGATGTTCTCATAGACCGCCTTCCCGGTTTTCTTGTCGTTTATAAAATATGGACTTACAAAACCCGTCTGAAGTTCATAGCCGTCCACAATCTCATACTCCGTGGCAAACGTCTTGGAATCTTGAAAATTAATAACTGCCTTATCTCCGAGTTTTTTAA